AGAGAACCGATGGTCAAACGAAAGAGCAATCCGAAACACACGACCGAGCAGGTGACGGCGAATACGACGGTGATCCGCAGCGGCGCCAACGGCAATCCGCGTAAGCGATTGCTTATTGCGACGCCGACGCTGGGTCTGATCCGCATGGAATGGGCCCTCATGCGCTATGGGCAGGTGATCCCGTGCAATTGGGCCGCGCATGACGTGAACATCGGAGTTGGCTTCACCGTGCCGATGCACTACCTGGTCGCCGACGCACAGAACATCGCTGTTGACCACATGCTCGCGCAGAATTACGAATGGTTGTTATTGTGGGAGGACGATGTCGTAGCGCCACCGGATCTCTTCACGCGCCTTGATGACTACATCACCAGCGCCGACATCCCGGTTGTGAGCGGTCTCTACTTTCTCAAAGCAGATCGCTCTGAGCCGATTTGTTATCGCGGACGCGGCACCCGCTGCTTTACGGATTTCACGTTGGGCAACCGCGTTTGGGTTGATGGTGTTCCGACCGGCCTGTTACTGATTCACCGGGACATCCTCCAATTATTGTCGGACGATTCCGAGCCGTATACGACGCTGGGGGGAAAGGTGGTTCGCAAGGTGTTCGAGACACCGAGCCGCGTCGTCCAGCAACCGCAGACCGGCAATTGGGACCGGCTCCAGGGAACCAGTGATCTGGCATGGTGCCGACGTGTGATAGCCGATCGCGTATTGGCCCGCGCCGGCTGGCCGGAAATCCAGCGGCGTCGATACCCGTTCCTGCTCGATACGGGGATTCTTTGCCGCCACATTGATTTAAGCAGCGGCCGGCAGTACCCGCCGCCGCAGATTCTTAAACGATACGAAAGGCACTGACGATGCAATCGGTCATTCCGGGACAGGCCAATACGCTCATAGCCGATATGGATAAGCGGTCCGACGGCTCACCCATTACCGCGGGCACGGTGACGTTCTATGTGGTCGCCCTGACCGGCACCAACGCAGGCAAGTGGTTCAAAACCGCCGACGATAGCTGGTCGGCAACGGAGGAACCAGCCGGGACGGGGACGCACAAGGCCGACGGCCATTGGCTGTCCTCCATCGACGCGGCGGCGTGGTCCTACGGTGTGCTGTATTTCATGTACGCGAAGGAATCCGGCGACCTGCACCTGCCCTACTCCGACCAGGTGGTGCCATCGCTGGCTATCGGGGCTATCGGGACCGGTGAAACCGCGTGGACCTACACGTTGACCGAAACCGGCACGGGCGACCCCATCCCCGATGCGGAAGTGTGGGTTACGACGGACCTCGCCGGCAACAATATCATCTACGACGGCCAGACCGACGTCAATGGGCAGGTGACGTTCTATTTGACGCCCGGCACGTATTACATCTGGCGACGCAAGGCGGGATACACATTTGACCCGCAACCTGACGTGGAGGTCATCTCGTAATGGCAGGCAGCGGAACAGGCACACCGATTTCGATAGTGACGTCCTTCGTGGTCGAGGATGGTAGCGGCAAGGCCGACGCCAACAGCTACGTCTCGGTGGCCGAGGCCGATACGTACCACAGCAACGTGACGCAATCGAGCGACTGGTCGGCAGCGAGCGGCTCTGACAAGGAAAATGCCCTGATCGTGGCCACCGAGTATCTCGACGCCGAGTACCAGGGCCGGTGGCGAGGTCTCCGGGCGAGCCAGACTCAGGCGCTGGCGTGGCCGCGGGCATCGGTTGAGAATGACGATGGCTACCTTTTATCACCCACTGAGGTGCCCCAAAAACTCAAGGATGCTTGCGCTTGGCTGGCTCTGCGTGTCGTGCTGGGAGATGAGCTGCTCGCGGTCGTTGCGGAACCGGGCTCGATCACGTCGGAGAGCATCACGGCTGGCCCGATCACTGAATCGAAGACCTATGCCAGCGGAAGACCGCACGGCTATCAATATCCCAAGGTCGAGGGGCTGCTGAGGGAGTTACTGGAAAGCGCCTCGCGGGTCTATCGCGGCTGAAACAGAAAGGAGTCATGAGATGCCCTGCCACGGCGGCAAGAAACGAAAAACCAAGAAGCCTAAGAGCAGACGAAAACGCTGATGGCGCTGACGCCCGAGAAAGTCCTGGCGATAGTGACGCGGTTCGGCGTGGATGGGACGTTTCGCACCTACCCATCGAGCACCTACAGCGCCGGCAGCGGCAAGGCCCCTCCGGGGACGCCCGTGAATTATACCCACAAGATCCTCCCGCCCTTTGCGGCCGGATCGGGTGAGGCCGAACGATACGGCCTAGTCGATGGCGTGACCGAGGCGGACCTGTTCACCATCGTCAGCTCGTCGGGCATGAGCATTGTGCCCGTCGTGGGCATGGAGCTGCTCTATGACGGTAAAACCTATTCGATCGTGGGCGTGACGCCCTATCCCTACAAGACGCACATCCTGGGCTGGGGCCTGGCTATCGCAACGAAGGCGGATTGAATGAATGCTGAGCAGTTCAATCAGGTGGTTCGAGGGTTCGGCGAGCAGGTCGTGCCCAAATTGGTACAGACCGCGCAAAAGAAGATCTGCTTCGATGGCGCGCGCAAGCTGATTAAGCGAACGCCGGTCAAACACGGGCGCGCACGCGGCGGCTGGCAAGCGGCCATCGACAACGCGCCTCAGGGCCAAGTGGAGCGGCTCGACCCCGGCGGAGACGCGACGATTGCGGCAGCCAACGCCGTCATCGACAAACTGCTGGCCTTCTGCGTCTGCTACATCACCAACAACGTGGCCTACATTCTCGATTTGGAGCAGGGTCACAGTGCCCAGGCGCCCAACGGGATGCTGGCCGTGACGTTTGCGGAACTCGTGAGCAGCCTGAAATGACGGACGCAGAGATTCACAACGCGATTCGCACTCGATTCAGCGCCGAGGTGGCGACCCCCCAGGGCCTGTGGACGATCTACGACAACCAGGACAAGGCCGCCCCTCAGGACGGGACCCGCTGGTGCCGGTTGACCATTCTGCGCGGTGACAGCGAACGGCGGACCATCGGCACGAGGGAATACCGCGACCGGGGCGTGGCCATCGCACAACTGTTCGACCCGAAGGCCGAGGGAGATGGGTACCTATTGGACCTGGGCGGTGCGGTCAAGACGGCGTTCAACGACGTGACGGCCTCCGGTGTGCGGTACGGAGCAGTGACCGTGCGACCGGTGGGCCGCAGAAAGAGCGATTACCAGATCAATGTGGAGATCCCGTTCCAGGCCGACAGTCAGGAGGCTTGAGTTTTTTTTGGTCATCAATACCCCTATTTGGAGGCTTCTAGAACCAGGCCTCCGGGAGGTCCAGAATGAGTGATACATCAAGAGTCCAACTGGCGTACATCGCCGAGCCATCAGACGAGTACGGCACCCAGAAGACTGGCAGCAACCTCCAGCTCCTGCGTCTCAGCGGTGAAAGCCTCAAACAGGAGCACGGAACGACGGTCTCCAATGAGATCCGCTCGGACCGCCAGCGCACCAATGTGCGCCGGACCCGGATTAGTGCCTCCGGCGCGGTCAATGCCGAATTGAGCTACGGGACCTACGACGACTTCTTGGCGGCGGCGCTGCTGTCCTCGGCGTGGAGCACTCTGGTGACGGTCGGGCCCGTCATCACGATCAGTGCGGCCGTGTCCGACAACAGCTTCAACGATTCCGGAAGCGGCTTCGGGTCTCTGGTGGCGAACCAGTGGATCAACGTCACCGGCTTCACGACGCCGGGCAACAATGGCCTCTTCAAGATCCTCACTGCGGCCGCCGGCAAGATCACCGTCAGCGGCGGCACGCTCGCCGACGAGGACGCCGGGGAGTCCGTCACGATCAAGATGGGTCCGCAGATCGTCAACGGCACGACGCTGGCCACCTTCAACCTGGAGCGCAAATACACGGACCTGGCAAGCGAGCTGTCTCTTTTCCTGGGCATGGCGGCCAATCAGCTCACGCTCAATGTCCCCGTGGAGGGACTCGTGACCGCCAGCTTCGAGTTCATGGGAAAGAGTGAAGGCAGCCTCGCCGCCAGCGGCGGCACCGGTTACGACGCCGCCACGAGCAGTCAACCGTTCTCGGCGCTCGATGTGACCGCCATCCTGGAAAACCAGGCGGCGATGGACGTCGTGGGGTTCTCCCTGGCACTCAACAACAATCTGCGGACACGCATGGTCGTGGGCAGCGCCGGAGTGGTTAGCGTCGGCCAGGGCCCCATCGACCTGACGGGCGGCTTGCAGGGGTACTACGACTCGAAGACCCTGTACGATAAATTCCTCAATGAGACGGCCAGCTCACTGGCCCTCTGCCTGACCGACCCCGCCGGCAACAAGATGATCGTGGATATGCCGCAACTGAAATTCACCGCCACACCCAACGGACGAAACGCCGATGGGCCCAGCGGAGACTGTATGACCGACCTGCAATTCACGGCGTACCGCGATGCGACCGAGGACGTGACACTGCGCATCGCACAGTTTGCAGCTTAATCCACACCAATAAGGAGTCTGGCACAATGGCCAATATCAACCTACTGCGCACCGACGCCGAGAAGCTCGAACACGGCGCCTGGGTGCCCTATCATCTCGGCATCCGCCTAAAGATCCGCGCGCACATGAACCCAGAGCACATCGTCGCGTTGCGGGCGATCGCACAGCGGCGCCGCAGTGAACTCAATGGGCGCGAATGGACGGACCGCGACGAGGACGAAGTCAAGCGCGAGGCGGCGGCGGTCGCGCTGCTGGTCGATTGGGAGAACGTCGAAGACGATCAGGGTGAGTCGATCCCCTATTCGCTGGACCAGGCGCTGGCCTGGTACGCCGAGGGCGACTTCAACCCACTCTGGGACTTCGTAGTGCTCCAGTCGCTGATCGAGCGCAACTTCCGCAAAGCGCAATTGGAGGCGGACGCAAAAAACTGAGTGACGCCCTGCTGTGGCTGCTCGACTGGGGGCCCTCGGTCAAACGATGGCACCGCCGGCGCTCGCAGGGCAAGGCTTCGCCGCTGGATTATCGACCGAATCTGCCGGCGAGGCTGACGTGGTATCTCGACGGCTTCATCTTTTTGAGCCGGCGACGGGCCAATACCGGATTCGGTGTCACCCCGATCAGCCTGGCCGAGATCCAGGCGTATTTGGACCTGGTTGCCGTGACGGAGCCCGAGACCCGCGAGAGTTTCGCACGACTGGCCGGGGCGATGGACGCGGCGCTGATGGAATGGCTGAATCATCATGGCTGATATGCGGCAAGCGACATTGACGTTGAAGGTGGACAGCCGCCAGGCTGTGAGGGGGTTGCAAGAGTATATCCGCACGGCCGACGGCGTGCAGGTGAGCAGCACGCGCACGACCTCGGCGCTGACCAAAGTCACCGGCGCGCTGGGCGGGATGTATCTGGCCTATCGCGGGGTTTCCTACCTCAAGGGCGCGATTCAAGAGCACGCCAAGTTCGAGCAGAACCTCGCCAACGTCTCCACGATGCTCAGCGAGCAGACGATGCGCCACCTGCCCGGCTATTCACGGGCGCTGCGCAAGCTTAGTGTGGAGGTCGGTGAGGGCACCGGGACGCTCAGCAAGGGCCTCTACGATATCCTGTCAGCCAGCGTGGCGGCCGAACACGCGATGGGCCTACTGGAGGTCTCTAGCAAGGCGGCCAAGGCGGGCCTGACCGATACGGGAACGGCGGCGGATGCGCTGACGACGATTCTCAATTCCTACAAGATGTCGGCGGCCGAAGCCGCCGACGTCAGTGATGTCCTCTTCGCTACCGTGAAGGCGGGAAAAATCACGTTCCCTGAATTGGCCGGCAGCATCGGTATGGTTGCCTCTACTGCCGCCAGTGCCGGCTTGTCCCTCGAAGAGGTCAGCGCGGCGATATCTACCATGACCCGTGCGGGATTGCCGGCGGATATCGCTTTCACGGCATTGAACGCCATCATG